TACCAGTCGGCGGATAGAAGTAAGCGCATGAAAAATGCTAAATATTATTTTTAGGAATGAGGTGAAACTTTGGAAGAAAACAATTTTTAGCAGGAACTCGTTTTAATGAGAATGCTAATAAGCAATTTATTATGCTGCAAGAAGACTTTGAAGCAATTGACTATGAATCAAAACTTTGGATAGATCAACTTAAGAATTACATTTCAAGGTTTAAAGCAGAACAATTAGAGCGTTTGAAAGAGTTAAAGCGATACTATCTTGGGGATAATAACATCAAGTATAGACCTGCTAAAACAGATAAATACGCAGCGGATAATCGTATTGCAAGTGATTTTGCTAAGTATATTACGGTATTTGAGCAAGGTTATATGCTTGGCGTTCCCGTTGAGTACAAAAATGAAAATAAAGACCTCCAGGCAGCTATTGACCTTATGTCGGTCAGAAACAATGAGGACTACCACAACGTCAAAATAAAAACAGATTTATCAATTTATGGAAGAGCCTACGAGCTGTTAACTGTTGAGAAAATAGATGACAAAAAAACCGAAGTAAAACTCTACCAGCTCCCGGCCGAGCAAACTTTTGTTATCTATGATGATACATACCAGCGAAATTCGTTGATGGCCGTTCATTTCTACGACATAGATTACGGCTCAGGTAAACGTAAACAGATTATCAAAGCATATACTTCCGACACAATTTATACCTACGAAGACTATAACCTTGAAACAAAAGGTATGCGATTAAAAGATTATGAAGGACATTTTTTTAAAGGTGTACCAGTCAACGAATACGCTAATAACGAGGAGCGAACGGGGGCTTATGAGTCTGTACTTGATAATATTGACGCCTATGATTTATCTCAATCAGAGCTTGCTAACTTTCAACAAGATTCAGTCAATGCGTTGCTTGTAATAGCTGGTAATGCTTACACAGGAGCTGATGAGAATGACTACTTAGATGATGGCCGATTAAATCCTAATGGTCGTTTAGCGATCTCAATTGGGTTTAAAAAAGCCCAAGTGTTAATTTTAGACGATAATCCTAATCCAAATGGCGTTAAACCGCAAGCGTACTTTCTCAAAAAAGAGTATGATACCGCCGGTAGCGAAGCCTACAAAAATAGATTAGTTGCAGACATTTTGAGGTTTACTTTTACGCCAGATACACAAGATATGAAATTTTCAGGAGTTCAATCTGGTGAATCAATGAAGTATAAGCTTATGGCTTCTGACAACTATCGCGAGAAGCAAGAGAGGTTGTTTAAAAAAGGATTAATGCGACGCTTACGCTTAGCAGCTAATATCTGGGCCATCAAAGGGAATGAAGCAACTACATATAGCCTTGTAAATGATACGAGTATAGTTTTCACACCTAATCTTCCTCAAAACGATAATGAAATTGTTACAGCTGCACAAAATCTTTATGGCATTGTTAGCGATCAGACTATCTTTGAAATCTTAAATACTGTCACAGGAGTAGATGCTGAAGCAGAGCTTAAACGCTTGAAAGAAGAAGCTGATAAAAAGCAATCTTTACCGGAGCCTAGATTGGTAGGTGATGCTAGTGGTCAAGAAGAACCAACGGCAGAAAAGCCTTAATTACTGGCAAAAGCGTCAAGAAGATATTCTAAGTTATTTAGACAGAACTGATTTAGATGTCTTTTCAGAACTGCAGAAGTTATATAATGAACAGGCTTTTGAGTTACAAAAGGAATTGTTTGATTTTTATACTAAGTATTCTGAAGAGAACAAAATGACTTATCAGGATGTCGTTAAAAAACTACGTCATGAAGATTTATCAGATTACGTAGCTAATGCTAACAAGTATCGTAAACAAGCTGAGAAAGATCCTGAGCTGCTAAAACGACTTAATGAGCAGTATGTATCAGCAAGAGCTACAAGGATGGATGCATTAAATCTTGAGCTTGTTTATCGTGCGGGGATACTAAAAGGTGTACTTGATTCAGCATTTGAAAATCATTTAAAAAAAGTTGCCTCATATGCTTATAAAAAAGCAATGGGTGGACGGTCAGGGACAATCAATGGTCCAGTTTTAGAAGAACTGGTTAGAACCCCGTTTGATGGTTATAACTATTCAGAACAGTTGTGGGGCAATACTGACAATCTTGTTAAGAATCTTCAAAAGAGATTAAAACAAGGTTTTGTTCGTGGCGAGCATCCTAGAGCGATGGCCAGAGATTTAGCTAAGCGATTTAATGTTGCTAATCACAGGGCTGAAACACTAATCAGAACTGATGGAACTATGGTGATTAATAATGCTACCGCTAGGCGCTACTTGAATGCAGGACTTAAGTATTATCGTGATTTAGTTAGACTTGATGACAGGACAACTGAGATATGCCGTACAATTGCTAAAGAAACAAAAGAAAGCTATTATCTGAGCTAAAGCCTGGAATTAATGTAGCACCCTATCATTTCAACTGCAGAACAACTATTATTCCTGATGAAGATGAGCTAAGTATTGAAGTAGAACCAATTGATGATAAAAGCACTAAGTATTTTAAGGATGTCACCTCAGATTGGATAGATGGAAATGAGCATAAACCACAACTGTCACTACTAAATGAGTACGTAAAAAATGGCACTCCTTACAAAGTAGATGGCCATAGTGTCGTTCTTGATCATTCGAATTATGAATATAGAGTTGCTAATTGGTTATCCAAAAAGACAGGATTGCAAGTTGACATGGTGCCAAGAGTTAATTCCCCTGAACATATCAAGACTCCTGATTATTTAGTTGATGTAGCTCCTTTTGATCTAAAAGAAATCACAGGTTCGGGTAAAAACGTCATTGATGGCAATCTACGAAAAGCAAAAAAGCAGGCAACTAATATCATTTTTGATATAACAAAAACCCCTTTATCATTTGAAGAGATAATGGGGCAATTAGAACATATTTATATGATAGATCGTAGGGGTCTTGATATATCAATTATCAAAAATAAAGATGAGGTATTAGCTGTATTAGAAAAAGAAGGAGGATGACCCACCGCCTCCACAGTAAACTGCTTCATGGGCGTTAGACCATCATCCTTCTTTATCTCAATTATACATCACCCTATTAAAACTATCAAGGAGGAAAATATGTTTATTTGGCAAATGGTATTAGTGGCACTAGGTGTATTGGTACTCATATTGATTGTTGGCATTGCAGCAATAGCGGTTAAGTCAATTATTGCAGAATTGAAAAAAGAAGGATAAAACAATGAATAAGCGCATTAAGAAAAACGTAAATTGGAAACAGCGGTTGTGATGCTTGTTGCAGAGAATGCCATGCAAGCAGAAGCTATTAAAAATCAAAACAAACAAATCATGGAGCTAAAATCAATCGTTCAACGAAACGCTCTGGCAACAAACGAAGAGTTAGCGGCTGTTAAAGCTGCTACTTTAGATAACCAATCAGTTATCAAGGCAATTGGTGACACGGTTGACTATATTAAGAAAAACTACAAACGGAAGTGGGGGAAATAAAGTTTAACCGTGTCGAATTTGACCTCTTTACAAATCTAAACCAAAGTCGTAGCAATACGGCTTTTTATTGTGTCCAAACTTTGTTGATGACACTAAAAGCTACACTGTTTCGTCGCAGGACGTAAAGCTAGACTATCGGTTGGTGGCGTAACCACTAGGAGAAAGTTATGGCAGAAGAAAATGTAACAACAGAGACAACTGAGCAAGTCGACACTCAAAAAGAAGCTGTTGAATATCCTAAGCATGAATATGAGCGAACTTTTACTCGCGCAGACATCTCAAAAATGATGGCTGCTGAACGCACTAAATGGGAATCTGAACAATCCGCAGCTATTGAAAAAGCTCGTACAGAAGGTGAACGTTTGGCCAAGTTGTCAAAAGATGAGCGCGCTAAAGAGGAGGAACAAAAACGTCTAGATGCTATCGCAGAGCGTGAAAAAGCAGTAGCAGAGCGTGAGATGCGCATTGAGACGCATTCCCTGCTTGTGGAGAAAGGATTGCCATTGGATTTTATTGATATTGTTTTAGCCACTACTGCAGAAGAGGTTAAGGCCAATATTGATAATTTACAAACTATTTTTGATAAAGCTGTTGAAAAACGTGTTAACGATCGTTTAACTCAGAAACCGCCACGAACTGGAAATGGCTCGGTCGGTATGACTAAGGCTGACATCATGGCGATAGAGGATGACGACGAACGTATGCGTTTAATTGCTGAGAATCGTAACTTATTTTAAGAGGGGAATATTATGGCTGAAAAAAACTTAAACACTATGGCGGACTTAGGAGATATTAAATCAATTGATTTTGTTAACAAGTTTTCCAAAAATATTAATGATTTATTAAAATTGCTAGGGGTTACTCGTCGTGAAACATTAACTAACGATCTAAAAATTCAGACCTATAAGTGGGAAGTGACTTTAGATCAAACTGATCCTGGAGAAGGGGAAACAATCCCTCTGTCTAAGGTTACTCGAACTAAAGATAAAGACTATACAGTGAAGTGGTTCAAGAAACGTCGTGCAACTACAGCTGAGGCAATTGCTCGCCATGGTGCAGCTCGTGCTATTACTGAAGCAGATAAGCGCATTATGCGTGAGCTTCAGAATGGAATTAAGGATGCATTCTTTACATTCCTCAAAACAAAACCAACAAAAGTTAAAGGCGTTGGCCTTCAAAAAGCGCTGTCTGCATCATGGGCTAAGCTAGCTACTTTTAATGAGTTTGAGGGTTCCCCGCTTGTTTCTTTTGTCTCTCCTTTAGACGTAGCTAACTATCTTGGAGATACTAAAGTAGGTGCGGATGCCTCTAATGTTTTTGGAATGACATTGCTTAAGAACTTTTTGGGTATGCAAAATGTGATTGTTATGCCATCTGTGCCAGAGGGTAAAATCTACTCAACGGCTGTAGAAAATCTAGTTTTTGCATCTTTAAATGTTAAAGGGGGAGACTTGGGCGGCTTGTTTGCTGATTTTACTGATGAGACAGGTTTAATTGCTGCAGCTCGTAATCGTCAGCTTTCTAATCTTACCTATGAATCTGTTTTCTTTGGGGCGAATGTACTGTTTGCTGAAATTCCTGAAGGGGTTGTAGAGGCAACAATCGAAGCTGCTGCTGTACCCGGCATTGGTGGTTAAAGGCTATTTATATGGGTGATAAACAACTTATTGACGATATCAAACTCTTTATAGGTATTTCCAAGGGTGATGGTGCGCAAGATGAGCTCATCACCCTTGCTATATATGAAAGTAAAGAGCGTGTGCTAGCTAAACTTAATGAATACTCAGAAACTGAAATCACCAAAATTCCTGATAGATTGAGGTTTATTGTCCGTGATGTTGCTATTAAACGGTTTAATAGGATTAATTCAGAAGGAGCCGTTGAAGATAGCGAAGAAGGAAAGACTTTTAAGTGGGACAGTTACCTTAAAGAGTATGAATCAACACTCAGAAGCGCTGCTATTGGGAAGGTATATTCAGGCAAAGGGGTAGCAAGATTTATTTAGGAGATACACAATGATCTATAAAGATAGAGTAATCTTAGTGTATGTCGATGAACAGGACGATTTTCTAGATAAAAGAACTGTTGAAAAACCTAGCGGGAAAATCCCCTGTATGGAAAATACTTTCACAAAATCTGAACAGATGGGGCTATTTGGTAAATATGATTTGAATGCTTTTAAGTTGCACTTGCAAGGCCATTACGACGGCTTTAGCAAGATTATCTACAAGGGAAAATCGAGGTTGATAAAGGGACTAGCACACCATAAAAATAGCACGGTTATTTATGTATGAGTCTTATTTATCGGATGAGAGGCCTAGATAGGTTTTTACGCAGCGTTGAGCGCAAGCAGAAGTCAGTACGAATCGCTGTAGATAAAGAGCTTAGTAAATCAGCTGCTAGGATTGAGAGACAGGCTAAAATACTAGCCCCGGTTGACACTGGATGGTTGAGAGCTCAAATCTACAGTGAGCAACAACGACTCTTACACTATAGAGTGGTTTCTCCTGCTTTATATTCTATTTATCTTGAATTAGGTACTCGTA